GACTTCCACCATCGTAAAGGCGCGCCGTTGGCTATTGAACAACGGCCTGACCATTTTGGAGCGTGATATTTTCGCGGCTAGCCTGGCGAACCTGCTTAGCCGTTAGGTAATCACCCTTTTCTAGTTGGGACAAATCGGTCGGGACGTCACCCGTATCGTCATGGTATAGCTCAACCTGGTTTTGAATCATGTTGACTAAGGCCTCTTGGTTAACCGAAGTGGCGTGTTTTCTTTGCGCCCCTAGGTTGGGCACGATGATCAAGATTAACAAGCTAATAATGAACAAGACAATCGTCATTTCAACCACCATCTCTAAATCTTTTTTTAGTCTTACAGATTATCTTTAAGCCATTGTTCCTTCTTGCTGGACTTTTTACCCTTTTAAACAAAAAAATCCCCCTCACCAGTTAAGGCAAGGGGGATTAATCATTTAGTAGTAGATAAGTTGGCCTGGATGGATTTTTTTATTTTAAACTAATGATAACTTTTGTAAGGTCTTTACTAATTTAGGGTTTTCTAATAATTCATTCATAGTTGATTTAGGATTAATATCAACAGTTTTATTTACAACCTTGCTTATTTTTTTACTTGGAACTTTAACGAATTGTCCTCTTAACTTTTGATTCATTATATCAGCTCCTTTCAAATTGATATTATACCGCATTAGATTACCAACGTTTGTCCAACGTAGATTACGTTAGGATTTGCCAAGCCGTTCTTCTGAGCTAAAGCCTGCCAGGTCGTACCAAACTTAGCAGCAATGCCAGACAGCGTGTCACCAGATCGCACCGTGTAGGACCGTACGGACGATCCACCACTTAGCTTGAGCACTTGACCCGGATAGATCCAGTTTGGATTGCCAATTCCGTTGATGCTTGCTAGCGTGCTCGTGGACGTACCATAACGGCTGGCGATCCCAGATAAGGTGTCACCATACCGGACGGTGCAAGTCTGCGTCCCCGTGGACGTGATCGGTGTGGTGGCTTTTTTGGTAACCGTTGATCCGGCGCCACTGTCGGCCACTCGGAGCACTTGACCTGGATAGATCAGATTAGCGTTTTGGATGCCGTTAAGCGTAACTAGCGCGTTTACTGTCATACCGTAGCGGCTAGCGATGGCGGATAGTGTGTCGCCGCTCTTCACCGTGTAATCGTGCGTGTCCTGGTGAAGTTGCTTCCCGGTCGTGATGGCTGGGGTCGAGGTCTGTGGCTTTTGAGCGTTGCCACCTTTGTAGCCATTCTCCGTGATCCCAGTGAAGTCAACGTCACCATCAAGCCCACCTGCCACGTAGGTTGACGTGAATTGGAAGAGCTGGACGTTGTCAAAGGACGGGAAGTAGTTGTAATCTGGCTCGGCGGTCACTTTGTAGTCTTTGTATTCGGCCAATGCTAGCGGGTACTGCTTAGCAATAGAAGCTAAGTCAAGGTGGCTAGTGAGAAAACTACGATAGCCGTAGAGTACCGCCGTGTAACCGGCGTCCTTTACTCGCTTTAACGCGTAAAGAACCGAATCAGTGTCCGGGTTACCGCTTTCTACATCTAACATAACAATCGATCCCTTAGGCGTCTGCACTTTCGGCAAGTAGTAGTCAAGCATTTGGTCGGCTTGGGCCGTGCCACTAAACTGAGCGTAGATATAGGTGTGTGCCCGTTTATTTAAGGCGATCGTGTTGGCCACCTGTGTACTGTAGGTTGTCTGTGGGACAAAGGAACCGTTATAGTAGCCCCCAATTTGGCTAACCGAGAAATCGTCCCGACCATAGCCCCATTTACCGTTATTGCCTTGATACTTAGACCAGTCCACCCCGTAGTGCTTAACGGTCGTAGCGTGTGCCGTGTCTGACAACGGCACAATTAAAAGCGCGATCGCCATACTTGCGGCCCCGCGCTTGATCATCTTCATCTTTTGCATTTTTAATTCTGTGCCCCCTTCAAAGTGTCAAGCTGCTTTTGAGCGGATGCTTCTTGCTCCTTCAAGCTCGCTAAAGCCGCCTCAGCCTTAGCAATTTTGTCCTGCGTATCGTCTGTCGGCTTAGCTTGTGGGTAGGCGCCTAAAGTGCCGTCTGCCTTAAGCTGAGCGTAGGCGGCTTCAATTGCATTTTTAAGTGTCGTTTCGTCCGTGTAATCAAAGCCAAGACTAGCTAAGGCTTGCATGACAACCTGGACGGCGCGGGACTTTTTGGCTTCGCCTTCGATCGCCTTTTCCACCCCGAGTTGTTGCATAGCTACGACCGCGTCCTTTGCCAGCCTTTGTAAGACCGACACGAGCGTTTCAGCTTGCTTGTTGCCCTTTAACCACTTAGATAGGTAAGTAATGATGATTGGTAGTGAAGCCACTGCCACCGCTGTAATTACGTCCGCAATTGAATTTACTTCCATGATTTTTCCTCCTATTTACTGTCTTGTGTCTGTTCTTTGAGCGCTTTAATGCTATTTTTCCCCATTTGTCATCACGTGTTCTTCGATTCTCGCCAACTGAATGTCGTGTCTGTCAGCCGTTGCTTCAATTTTATCAAGTCGCCGGTTTGCCGATTCACGGTCGGCTTTGAGGCTGTCCAGGGCCATGTTGACTTTGATCATCGTCTTGTTAAGCTGATCAATTGACTCGGACAACTGGTCAAACTCAGCTCTGCTAGAGTCCTTAGCTGTATGGCTAATTGCCAAGTTGGCATAGGTAGCAGCCACGCCAATCAGCGTAAAGATTGCTACCCACTCGCCCCAGTCGAACCCAAAAGGGTGGTGCATGTCCATAGCATTACCTCCCTTCGCTAAGCCGTAGTTGTGGTAGTCGTCTTTGACTGGGCCAAGACCGTCTTTAGCTGGGCCAAGGCCGTGTTGAGCTGGGATTGTAAGCCGGCAATCGTCTGATCTTGTGAGTTAACCAGCGCCGTTAGCTGGTCAACCTTGTTCGAAAAGTTCTGAACGGTATCCTTGTCAGCGATGTTGGCCACCATAGCGAGATCAGCTTTAGCGCTTAGCTTGGCGTCCAGTTGAGCGGACGTGTAGTAGCCAGTCAGCACCGAAGTCTTTACATAACTATTTAGGTCATCATGCGTAGCATAACTAGCTAGCCCTTCCAAATCTTTAGGAGCGAAAGTAAAGTCCAAAACTAAGTCGGTTGACGTCCCAGAGTTGGTCACGGTCGTTGTGTCACCTGAACTGACCGAGCCAACTTTGACGCTTAGCGCCGTGTCACCTTTTTTCCCTTGTTCTCCTTTAAGAGATGCAAGCCAGTGATTTAAGTCAGATGGATAGCCGTTATCCACCGCCAGTTGGTAAGCACTTTCGCCATTTTTACCGTCCTTACCGATGGCTTGAATCCCAGTATCGTTACCAGAAATAAACCAGTGACCGGTTGTCTGATCAATCGTTGGCGTTGCTCCACTTTGCCCCACTGCCGAGACATCTTGGACCACACCATCGATAACCCATTTCTTAGTGGCTTCATCGATTGTTACCGCCATTTAATTACCCCCTAATAATCCCGAGTGATAATGACAAGTGAAAGTCGAATTGTATGATTGGTTCTGGCCCCCTTCATCGCGATAGCCAAATCACGGCTCATGGTTCCAAGCCGTGGGACCGCATACGAGCTGGCTGTGTTGGCGTCGTTCCAATAGACTTGCACAAATGCCGTGTCGGCATTGTCTACTACCCATGGTAAGGTGATTGTACCTTCGTAGTACTCGTTGGCTGAGTTGACAACTAAATCACCACGTCCGGTAATGATTGACAAGCCGTCCATGATCTTGTAGCGGCTCAATGCAAACTGATTAGTGCCGCCTTGTGGTGCGGTGAGTGCACCGCCCAGCGTGTAATTTCGCGTCCAGGCGTCTTCCACGTTCAGCTTCCCAGATAACTGATTGCTAACGCTGTTAGACACGGAGTTGATGTTGTTAGTCAGCGTTGATTTAAGGTTGTCAATAGTTGGGCTTGACAGGTTATTAATCGTGGTCGTTCCGTTGAAAGTGTTATTCCCAGTAAATTGATTATCGCCAGCCAACGCCGCGAACGAGTTAGCCTTAGCAGCGGCCGTGAGCGCATCAAGGCTTGACTGCGCCGTCTTAGCAAGCGTGGCCGCGTTGCTGACTTGATCTTGCAAGACCTGAAGTTGGTTGTTGATGGACGCATTGATCGATTCCATCGTGTTGTTCATCTCGTTGTTATAGATCTGACTTTGCCCGGTCGTCATGATGGTGGCCGATTCCAGCACCTCAAAGCTAACATTGATCGTACTGATGACCGTGTCGCTTGAAGTGGATCGTAGTTCGAAGTAAGCCGTACTGTAAGGCCCATCGGCTTGGTAAAACTGTGCCGGCACCGTAAACTGCACTAACCCACCAGCAGAAGAATCGACAGCGGTCATGGTGTCAGATACCTTTGGCGTCCCACTTGCGTCCTTGGCCTTAAGGACTAGCTTCTGGCCGTCCATGTTGTGAGGCGTTGCGCCATCTTTAATGGCTAAATAGACAATTCGCCCAGCATCACCCTGGTGCCCAGAGAGTTGTGGGACGATCACCGAGCGAGTTGATCCAACCGTGGTGTCTAGCACCACATACTTACCTTGCGGAGCGGCGGGATTACCTACTAGAGTTGCCATATTATTCCTCCTTTAAAATTCGTTTACATAAGACTGTAATTTGTTGAGTGTGGATTCGATCGTAGACCATAAGGCATTGATTGCGTCCATGAAGTCACTATCGAGGGTCAACCCCGTTGGTGGATTTAGAATCACCGTTGCGGTCGCTTGCCCGGTTTGCGGGTCAAGGACACCGTAAGCGTTAGCTACCTTAATCAAGTTGTTTAGGTACATCTCAAGGGATCCAAACAGATCGAACATATAGTTGCGTACCTCACGACCGAGTGTAGCCACGGCCGGTGGGGTGACTGTTTTAGCGCCAATCGTTCCGGTTGCAAAAACAGCATCTATTTGGCTATCAATTCCGTTCAAATAGTCAACCACGAGCTGGTCGTTGCTTGATAAGTTGTCGAGCAAGTCGGACGCTTGTGTTAGCCGAGCGAGATTAAGCTGTGCCATGTTCTTGGTTGGCGTTGGCGAAGGCGTGGGATTATCTGATGGCGAAGGCGTGGGGTTATCCGTGTCAACCAGCGTCTTGAGCTTGTCAGCAATTCGACTAGCCAGTTGGGCCATCGTGGCCACTGTCGGATGCACTCCCTTAGCACCGTCGCCTAAAGTTTGAGCGGCGTTTTCCGGCGTGATTACCGGGTCGTCCCGCCAATCTAAAAAGGCCACCCCATTCTGCTGGGCGACCTCTTTGATCATGTCATCAAGTTGGTTTTGTGACCAGAACTGGCTGTTGATGTCGTATAAAGTCGTGCCGCCCCACCTAAAATCTTGTGTGGGCAAGATAATTAGCAGCTTAGCAGTTGGATTTTGCGCTTTGGCCTTATCGATCCCGGCTTGCAAGCACTGCTTGATCGTGTCGAGGGAGTCCGGCCAACCGAAGTTGTTAACTCCGTACATCCACATCGCATAGTCGTAACCGGTGATGGGGTGTTGGTCTAAAATACTAGGAAATCCAGTATAGGATTGGTCGTACTTGGTACCACTAATAGCCCAGTTTTCAACTTCCCAACCCAGTTCCTTGCCGACTAGCTCCGGGATTCGTTGGTTGTCGCCAACGTTTTTAGTACCGTCCCACCCGGCGAAAATTGAATCACCAAAGGCGATTAGCTTGGTCATTTAACCATCTCCTTATTGGGCTTGAGTGGTAGTTGCGTCCTTAATTGCAGTTTCAGCCGCCAGCTTCTTTTTGGCGATGGCGATGATGTCAGTCATGTTGACCGTCAAGAAGGTGGCACCTTCGCTTAGATCAGATTGGTTGATCCGCACTGACGCGTTGACGTATTCGCCGGTTGCTTGGTTGTTCCCATAAAGCCCCACTTGAGCTGAATTGATTTGACCGTCTGTGAAGTTGTAGGTAAAACTGTTAACTTGTACATTCATGTTTAGTCCTCCTTAGTAGTGTCTTGCTTGTCAGTGTCTTGCTTGTCTTGAAGTTCCTTGAGTTCTTGTTTTGCCTTATCGAGCTGGGCTTGTAGTGATCGGTTATTTGCGCGCTCGATCACCAGGTTTGAATGCAATGTGCCCAACTCGATCGCATAGTCGTTGACTAAGCTCTGAATCATTTCGTTATCCATTTAATTTTTCCTCCAATGTTTTAATTCGTCTTGTTAATTCTTTGACCGCTAAAAAGAGATAGCCAACCGCCGATCCATCGTCACGACCGTTCCGTTCCTCGCTAGTAAATTCATCTGGAGCGTAGTATTGGCTTACGTCGTTGACATCATCGATGATTAGCGACGTGTACCGTTTAGTTTTACCTTGCTCAACGTCAGATTTGTATTGGTAAGATCTAATGTCAGTTTTATTAACAAGGTCTAACGCGTCCTTCGGATCAACCGTTTCGATATTTGTTTTAGATGAAAGAGTAGATTGTTGAACGAACGCTTTAGCCCAAACTCCAGTATACGTATTGGTAACATTGGATCCAATCGCCAGAAAATCACTTCCTGACCAGATGGTGTTACCACCTTTGATCGTTAAAACTCCAGCTTCGGGTTTGGCAGTTGTGCCATCCCATGACCCTTGAGAAAAGGTACCGAGCGTGCTTAAGTTTTTGTCAAAGCGAGCGTGACAAGATACGAAAAAGCGTTGTCCATCATCATCCCATGTATGGAAAGTTACACCTTCATTTTCGACTTCATTTCGAGTAAAACCGAGCCAGTGGCCTACCGTTTGATCGAATCTTTCAAAGAAAAGTGTCGGTGTGACCGTTGCGCCAGTTGGATTAACTGTAAAGGCGTTTGTGTTGTTGTCACTCGCAAAACGGATGATGGACGCGGTCTTGTTCACTCCGTCGAAATTAACACTGCCTTGTGTTACCGAAATTTTTGAAGTAGTCCCATCGTTAGTATTGACCAGATTCATCGTCCCGTCAGAGTTGTAAAGTGACGTGCTACCTAGCATGATCTTATCCGCGCTAATACTGCTGATCGCCGCACTCGGGATAAACGCCTCGCCCGTGAAGACGGTTGTCCCGGCATCAAGGACTAGCTTGTTTGATTGAATTAAGGCTGTCCCCGCTTGTAGGTTGATTTGACTGATTAGATCAGCCGATTTAACCCGAAGATTGATGTCATCGCTAAGCTGGGTGATCTCGCTCTCAGTTGCACCCTGTGACCAGGCCGTCCACACCGATCCGTTCAAACGCCGATAACAGTGTTGATTGTCTGTATCCTGGTAGACATCTTGACGAATTCGGTCATTGCCGTTACCAGTTACATCAACGTAAACCCAGCCACCAATTGGGTTGTTAGCTAGATTATGGACAAAGTAGTGCCCGTTGGTTTTCATATTGTTAATATCGGCCGAATCGAATGTCTGTAAGTTAACAGACTGGCTTAGACTATTAAAGTCGTCGCTTGATACCTTAGTAGCAATCAAGTTTGATAGCTGAGTGATCTGTGACGAGGTGTCGTTTTTTAGATTTGTCACGTTCGATTGCAGGCCGTCAATTGATGCGGTGAGTGACTGTACCTGCGTCACAGTAGCGTTGTCAGACGGGGCGGGTGTCCACGGAGTGGCAACTGAGCCATGCTCAATTTTTATATGCTTAACATATAAGTTTTTTGAATTGGTTGGATAAATTACCCATTGTCCCTGTACCTTGTCTACATGTACAGTATTTATTATTCTTTGCCAAATATCACTTAATGTAACATCGCCCATGGTCCCATTGTTTCCACCTTCATAACGAAAACCAGAACCATTTATTGTGCCATCGCCTTTCACATCTGCCGAAAATGTATAGAATTCGCCCGGTGTAGGAACGAACGATGAATCACTATATGATGTATAAAAACCACCATTTTGAGTGTGTAGCATCTTGGTATCTGAATTGTATGTTTCTATTGACGAAGGACTACCATTGGTACCCACCTGAAATGAGAAGTCTTTTGTTCCTTGTTGAAGGTTCACCCCGTCTTTAGCACTGTACTTCGCATCTAAATTAGTGATGCTCTCATTGATCGTACCCGCTTGCTGCGTGACCAGTGACTGTGTGTAATCTTGGGTAGCATACCCTTTCAGCATTCCTGATACGTCACTAGCGCTAACCTTCGTTTGGATCTGGTTACCCTGCACAGTCAGTGATGATTGAAGCCCTGCAACTGTGCCCTTCACCGTATTCACGTCGGTCTGGTCGGCTTTGAGCGTGATCGCATTTTTATTCTGTTGGATCTCCGTTTCTTGCGTGTTTGTCTTGCTCTCAAGATTGCCCACGCGTGACGTCAACCCGTTAGCGGTGGTCTGAAGCTGGTAGACATCACTCTTGACGTTGCTAATCGTGGTTGCATTTCCAGCCGCCGTTTGGTAAGTAGCGTTAAGTCCAGTTTTAGGATCATTGATTGTGGTTGAAATTCCATCAACGGTATTTTTAACCTGAACCACTTGTGCATTAGTGGCAACTGTATTCCAGGCATCCCAGTTGTAACTTGATCCACTCACAGCACCAGTTCTTGTGTGTTGAATGCTTGATCGATCGTGCCATACGGTTTGTGTGACCCGTTCACCCACGCTTACAACTTGGATATACGCCCACCCGGCTTCACCATCGGCGTTCGTTAGGTTAGTGTCCCGGTAATAAATGTTCTGGGTGGTTGTCAACGTGTTCATATCAAGCGGACCGGTCTTAGTTGTCCAGTTGGTAGTGTCTTCAATCGTCTTAACCCGATTATCGACATTGCTTACCGTTGTGGTTAGCCCGTTCGCAGTCTGTTGCACGCTAGCAATCGCACCGCTGTTGTTCGCCACGTTTGTCTCAATCTTATTTGCTCTGACCGATAGCTGTGCGAAGTCACTCTCGGCATTGGACGCCTGGACTTTAGCTTCGCTGGCAGTTTGCTTAGCGACTGTGGCGTCGCTATTGGCATTGATTGCCGTTAGGCTGGCTCCACTTGCTGTTTGAATTGCTACTGTGGCGTCGGACTTGGCATTACTAGCGGTGGTCATTGCCCCATTAGCCGTGAGAACAGCACTTGCCGCCTGGCCACTTGCATTTTGTGCCGTAATGCTGGCTTGTGACGCTGTTTGAATAGCTACCGTCGCATTACTGCGGGCATCGCTTGCCACCGCAACGGCACTGTCGGCGGTTTGTTTAGCTACCGTGATATTACCAGCGTTATCAGACACGGCTTGTTGAATTTGTTTTGCCGTTTCTTGAATTGTGGAAATGTTCCCGCTGTTATCAGCCACTGTGGTTTGCAGCAATCCCACATCGGACGTTACCTTCGTGATCCCATTTGCGTTGGCCTTTGCTTGGCTTGCCACTGTCGTTAGATCATCTGCAACACTTGACGCGCTTTTAATGGCATTGTCGGCTGTTGTCTGTGCCGTACTAGCTAGATTTTTCGCAACCGCAACATCACTTGTAAATGCCGCCTTAGCATCACTCAAGGCGTTGGCCGTATCGGCAATCTGGGTGAGCGCTTTGCCGGCGTCGGACTGGGCGCTTTTAAGCAGTGGGTCAAAGTCTGTCACGGCTTCTTTAGCACCGGTCGCAACGTCCCACGCACTCTTGGCCCGGCTCATCGCATCGTTAGCGCCTTGCTTAGCATCGCTCACGGCCGAGTTAATATCATCAATCGCCTGGCTGTTGACTTGAGACTTTTCGATTGCATCGTTGGCATACGCTACGGCACTATCAGCGGCACTTTTAGCCGGTTCCACGACCTTATAGTTGAGGTCGGCAATCGCCTGTGTGATAGATCCGTCCCGCTTGTCGAGGCCCTCATCAATGCCTTTGATTGATTCAATGATGTTATCAAGTAGCGTTTTCTTGGCCACCTGTATTCCCCCTTTCTGCCGCTTTACGGGTAATCCATTGCCGGTTAGCCGTGCTTGCCTCTAGCTGGCTAGACAGCGACTTGACCGACCCGTCAAGGCGGTTATTGATTGCTGATTGATAATCTAAAATGTTAGTCGGGTTTGAATTGTAAGTCCCAGTCGGTTGTTGCGATTTAGAGTACGGATAAATCTGATAGCCGACCAGTTTGAGGTCGGTTGAGTAACCGATGCTCTTGATCGTGATGTGAGCGACGTCGCCAGGTTCTATCTTTTCACCACTTTCAAAAGTGGCAATGAGCGAAAACGTCGGGTTGAGGTTGAAATTGCTGTCAGCCTCTTTCTTAGCGTCGTCTACCGTCTGTGCCGTGCTCAGGGTCATATCGCTTGTTGCAAACAATCCCCATCGATCCACGCTGGTCTGGTTCTGATACCAGAATGGCGTGAAGTACGAGTAAGAAATCGACTTGGTGTTGTTTTCCGTATCCGTTTCTGTGGCAGTCGTTGGCGCCCCCACCAGCGCCGCCATTTGCGAGTTACGAATCCAATAGTCAGGCTCGTATGAATTGATATTGAAGATATTGCATTTCTGGCCGGGTTGTGGTTGCTGAATGGCCCGGCTGTTGTCCAGAGCCATAACCACGTGGTGGGGACCTGGATTATAGAACCCTAAGTCCCCCGTCTGGACTTCGCTCCGGCCGATCCTTGTCCCATCATTGCACTGGGTATAGGTTGTCAACCCGATTGTGATCCCAAAGTGCTTATAAATGTTGGATGTTAAACCCGAACAATCAGTGCCTCCAATGTAGTCAACTCCTCGTGGGCCACCCCAAACATAAGGATAACCGACTTGCTTTTCGGCAAAGGCGATCACCTCGTTCGCCCGACTACCGGTATTAACCGTTTCAGTTGTCGAGGTGGTCGTAGTGACATCCTCGGTCGCAGTCGGACTAATCAATCGAGCCCCGTTAGTAATCGAGGTCGTATCGTAAGCTAACTGCATCTGTGGCGTGTCGTGGAGGTAGTCCACTCGAGTACCATGATTTTGGTAAAAAGCATCGCTTGTGTAAATACCGATGTCTAGGCCTTTTGGAAAGATTACCGCCGTTGCCCAGTTGCTGGTGATCAGCGATAAAATGTCCGTGAAGCTAAGATCCTGGTTAGTTACGATGTTGCGCTTGCCAAAATCACCGTGATAGCTAAATGTGATATTAGCTTGTGGGCTAATGAAGTGCTCGATCACACCTTTTGGGTCGAGGCTTTCAATAATTTCAGTATTATCCGACGACGAATCGCTACTGGTATCGCCCTTTGCGATCACCTCATCCTTAGTAAGGCCTTCGCTGGCGTCTGGATTGTATGCCTTGCCGTTCATCGTCCATTTCATGGTGTTGCCATAGTACGAGTAGTTCCGACTGGCCCAGTCAAGGTAGAGGTGATTACATGTCACCTCCACCGTGTTGACTCCGCCGGTATAATCGGGCTGCAGTTGTTTGATGACAAACCAATCGCCATCAATCAGCACGGAGTTTTGCACGGCTAACATGCTAAAGGCTTCCGATCCGTCATCCCACGCCGTGAATTGCGCTTGGTAGGTATTGTTTACCTCCCATTGGATCGTGATCGAATCCGGCAAAGCGGACTGGAGTATGGCTGTTTTAGTTGGAGCATTTTTCGGCCATACGGTACCTTGCCTAACTACTAGTGCTGTCATGAGATGTAGATGAATGGAAACGAGAACGTTGCATTAAAGCCGCCTGCTCCATCGACGGTAAAGTCGTTCCATCCCGGCTCAAGACGAATTGAGCCATAGTCCGAATTGGCATTCGCATTGGTACTGTCCAGGTAGGCGTTCAACCCGTCGAGGACTAGTTGTTTTCCGTTGGTGCTTTGTTTGTACGACCAAGAAGTCCCATTAGTGGTATTCGTGAGCGTCATTGAAGAACCAGAATAGCTCATCGTGATCTTCAACGTGTGCTTCTGATAGTACGGATCAACCGCAATGTCGCTAGCGTTGTAAATCATGAAGCTGTTGCCTGACACCTTATAAGCCGGCAAACCGTTCTCCGGAAGGTTCATTCCAAATTCCCAGCCGTCGTCCTTGTGAGCGTCGGCTAACTCGTCGCTAGCATAGAGTGAGTACCGATAGCCGTCCGGCACGTCAAAGGTAATGCTAAAGTTAGCATCGTGGCTACCGTTAGCAAGCGGTGCAATGTCAAACGCAGTCACGTAACCGTAGTAAACGATCAGCGGGTAGGTGTCTGTACGAACTCGTACCGGTTGCCTTGTGCCGAAAATGTGGTAAAGCTCCTGCTTAGCCAGGATAAAGTCCTGGTAACTATTAAAATGCAGCCAGAACTTTTCGGCGATCGATCGTTTAGCAAAGGATTGAGCCACGAAAAAAGACCCATCCACACCGGAAAGATCTTGGTAAGTGTTAGTAAATTGTGGAGATGAGCTAGCCGTATCTTGGCCCAGATAGCGCAGACCGCCGATTTTATCAGTCAGACTAAATTCATCGCTACTACCGATTTTTAGCTTAATGTATGGTTCGCTCATTTATGCACCTCCTAATCCGGTTTGACGCATGCGCATATCACGCGCTTGTTTACGATAGACTTGTTGCATATCTAGGCTTCCCTGATCTTGGATTGCTTGGACTTGATCGGCGTTAACGCCAATCAGCTCAGTGACCAGAGAAAGCAGTCGGTCAAACTTAGAGTTGAGCGTTTTTATTTCACTCTCAGACGAAGCGAATGACGACCCAGTAAGTGGATTGCCCGTCGTTTTACTCTCAGAGCTAAACTGAGTGATTACTTCGCCTAGCAACTGGTTTGCCCGGCTTCGCTTACTAATGTCAGTTGGAATTACGTATTCTGGTAAGTTGTTTTCGGCAATTTCATAGCGACCATGTTGGCTAATTAAACCACCCATCGCCCAGCCGTGGCCATTCCCAACGTTTCCCCAGCCACCTTCGCCGCCACGCTCCAAGACGTGGATTGCGGCTAAGATTTCGTTGTAGCCATTGCGCCAGTCCGTATGACCAGGCAAGGCATCAGTCCGCCAAGTTGAACCAGCGAATTGCAGAAGGCCACGAGCTTCATTACCACCAGAGTTAACATCGTGTACCTGTTGCCAAGCTAACGGGTTCCCACGGGATTCCGTTTGAATCTGGCGAAGTAGCTTGTTGATTTTAGCTTCTGTTGCCGTTGCGTGAAGCTCTTTAAAAGCTTTCTCAATGTACGGTTTCCACCGTTGCACGTTTGATCCACTTGGATTGGATGGTGTTAAGACGTCTTGCAACTTTTCGAGTTGCTTTTTAAACCATTCGGCACCGACTTTAGGCAAATAGTTAGCGGCGCCTTCACCCATATCGTGCCATACAGCCTTAGCTGTGTTTTGACCCTTATTGAAAATATTTTTTAACAATCCTAGAGGGTCTTTAAGTGCTTTTTCAATCGCTTCGAATGTATCACCTGCCCAATCCTTGACGTTGTCCCAAGCAGCAGACAACCACCCTTTCTTACCGTTAGCATAACGATTCAGATTAAAAATCTCGGCTGTTTTCCGAGCTGAAATAACTTCATCCCCACGATTAAGGTACACCAATTGGTTCCGCTTCTTGGGAATTTCAACCTTACCGCTAGAACGCACAATCGCTTCACGGTAAATAGCACCCGCTTCATCGTTAACGAGAGCAAATTCATCGCGTTCATTAGCAGATGTCCCGCGCGCAAGCTTTTTAAGCTTTGGAACAGTGCTTTCTTTACCGCCAAAAAAGTGAATAACGGAGTTAATGCCGTCAACACCAGTGTTGATGAAGCCAATGATGGCGTTCCAACCAGTTTTAGCAACGCTCTTAATTCCGTCCCAAACTTTTGAGAAAACGGAGGATAAACCATTCCAAACGTCAGACCATTTCTTACTGATCGAGTCAAGGATGTCGCTAAACCAATCGCGAATACCGCCAAAGGTTTTTTTGCCAGTCTTGCTCATTCCGTCCCAAATGTTTCCGAAGAAATTGCTAATTGAGTTCCAGGTGTTATTCCAAACCTGCGAAATCACCTTAAGAACCGGGCTTATAACCGTTTGAATAGCCTTCATCCCTGCGGTGACGACCTTTTTAATCGTGTTCCACACGGTTGAAATGATATCGCCCCAAAAATTGACCTCGTTTTGCCAAATACGGGATATGATCTTTAACCCTGCATTAATCAAAGACTGGATTAGCTTCAGCCCTGCTTGGATAGGCTTGGAAATTGGCTTCCAAATCGCACTAGCAACTTTAACCAGCCCATTCCATGAAGCCTGCCAAACTTTTTTGACCTGCATCCACAATTTGCTAAACGATGACGTAATACCTTTGATCAACGGTCGCATGATCATAATTCCGATCCCGACTGGCAAGGCGAGTGCGTAAACAAACGCCATAATCGCCTCTTTGCCAATCTTTTTCAAGGTACTACCTATCTTACTAAACGTTTTTCCGATCGTACTAATAATCTTTGAGATCTCTTTACCAATGGCTTTCTCCCAGCCTAGTTGACCGGTGAAGAATTTGCCGGCGCCCTTAAAAAAGCCCTCAACCGCCGAGAGAGCTTTGCCAAATCCCTTTTTCGCGGCAGAAGCTATTCCATTGATAAATTCCCGAAATTTCTTGTTGTGCTTATAAAGTGCCGTCAAGCCGGCGATAACCGCCGTTATACCAAGTATGATCCATCCAGCCGGGCCTAATGCTCCGCTTAATACTTTTAATGCAGTCCCCGTAAGCTTAATAGCTGTCACAAAGCTTTTGATCCATCCAACAGCTTTCGTGAATATAACTAAACTACCAATAACACCCACAAAGGCTTTTACAGTGCCTTGATGCTTAGCAATTTCGGCCAGCATTTTAGCCAGATTAACTGCCAGCTTGGCAATTGCCGATCCGCTCTGTTGAATTCCGCGTTGAGTGTCCTTGTTGCTAAGTGCCTTGTTTAACTCATTAAGGCCGGTTGCTTGAACCTTAACCAACGGTTCGGCCAGCTTAGCTTGAGTTGTCTTCCAATTTTCTTGGAGGACCTTAGCGGCACCACCGGAGGTTTGACTAAACGCCTTAGCATTCTTATCGTAGTTTTCACTGGCCTTAGCTAAGATATCGTTGAATTGGTCACTAGTCATCTTGCCGGACTGGACCAATCCCGTGAATTTCTTTTCCGACATCCCGGCCGATTTAGCCATTGCTGAAGCTAAACCAGGCGCTTGCTTGGTTAAATGGCCAAACGTCCTGGACGTGACCGTCCCGGCGTTTTCAATCCGAGTAAGGCCACTCGCAAAGCCTTCAGCTTGCGCTTGACTAAGTTTAAGCTCGTCAGCTAACGAACCAACCCCTTTTGTCAGCTGGTTGGTCTTAGAAACTGACCCGGTTAAGCCATAGAGTTGAGTTTGCAGTTTGTTAACTGCTTCCGCACCTAAATTAGTGTTGGTTTTAACGTCTGACATCGTCGCCGTTAACTGTTTAATACCGTTAGCGCTAACTCCAATATTTTGCCACCGGGCCTTGATCGCACTGGCGGTCTTAGCAACCTCAAGGCCGACCTTGATCGTGCCTTGCATTTGCGTGGTCAGTGTGGAAATACCAGCTGTTACGGCGTTAGAGATCAGATTAGCGCCAACAACACCCTTCCATGACAGTGCTGCCTCTTTGCTTTTGTGAAAGCTCTCTGTCAGCTTACCTAGTCCGCCTCTAAACCGTTGAAAGCGGGACGGATTTAGGCTGGCATTAAGACCTCTGAAATCAGTCTCCGTTTTTTTAGCCGCTGTTGCCGTCTGGTCAAGGCGGATCTTTTGGAGCTTGTAGGCATCGCTGGCCTCGCCAGACTTCTTTCTGATCCTTTCGAGCTCGTCTTCTTGAGTCTTCTGCTGTTTAGTCAGATTCTCGAGAGAGGACTTTAACAACTTCAGCTTTTCATGTTGAGCGTCCTCCGTTCGTCCGTTAGCGATCAGTCGCTCTTGGTAAGCTTTCGACGCCGAAACGTTGAGATTGTACTGGTGTTGTAGGCTCGCTAATCCAGACTTTTGGTAATCCATGGCCTTTTTAGCACGATCTTGCTGAGCTTGCATACTGGCCAGTTGCTTGTTAGCACCATCGATTTGTTGCTGATACTTTAAAAACTGTTGAGCAACATCGGCAGTGTTACCTTTGAGTTCACTTTGCTTGGCTTTTAGAGCGTCAATCTTAGACTGCTGTGCTTCAATAGACTTACCCAAGCCGTCATACTTAGCTTGAGCAGCGCCAACTGCATCACCAGCAGATTTCATCTCCACTTCTTGAGCTTTCCAAGCATTTTGACTCGAACGAACAACCGCCGTTAATGATTTGACGGATTCGCTTGCCGACAATAGATCAAGGGCAATCTTGGTGCTCATTGTTGCGCTAATTTGTTGTGCCACTTCAATCACCCTTTCTCTTGATATTGCTTCCACATGATTGCCGGATCAATTGGACGATCTTTCTTATCCTTGGCAGACATCATTTCCAACATTTCAAAATAGTCGGCATCATCAAAATCCTGCATTGACCAATGGAAATACATGACTGCTTGCTTTTTCATCCATCTAAAGTCCTGTACCTGATTTTCAAGCTCATAAACTTTGACGGCTGGGTTAATCTTTGCTTTTGCTGGCATCCTGCTTCTTGGCAGCTAAGTCAATATCCTCATCACTCATGCCCATCATGCGTTCAAAAGTGTAATTAACTGCCTGAATAGTGTCGACAAATTCTAGATCTCCAAGTTTTTCAATTTCTTGCTTGTTCAGGCTTAAAACTGTAGTCAAAAATTCGATTGAGCCATGCAGCATATCGCGTTGAACCTTAATAATTTCTACTGGTTCCATATCGGCAACATCGTCTGCCTTGGCCATCATTAATTGCAGATCGTACATCTTTTCCATGTTGCGATTACTGGTCTTGACTTCATGTACACGGTTGCTAAGTTGACTAACTTTAATTTTCATTGGTAATACCATCCCTTTTTATTTGATAAGGTCGCTATGGTGAATCGGACACCACCAAGTTCACCAGAAAGCGACTTTTGAGCATAAAAAATAGCGCACGTTCGTGAGCCATTCATCAGTTGTTGCTATGAAATTGCATCAGATTGCGTCTTTCAGCATTAGTGGCTAGAAGTTCCGGATACAGATCCTGTTGAACTTGCCGGCAATACATAGCCGCCGAACACTTCTTTGTACATGTTGGCTTTGTCGAACTTAGGATCAAGATCACTGTAAATCTTGTACGGCTGGCCGTTGAAGGCAATTGTGGTAAGCGCTGTGTAAGTTAAAGTGTCATCTACACGTTGTTCTGCTGCCGCATCAGTCTGAATGGGAGCTGCGGTTTCGGTCATGATGCCATTACCAAAACCGTAATAAACAAAATGTTGTCGATCAATCGTTTGTGTCGTGATAAGCAAAGCCACATGTGCTTTCAGGTTTTCGTCAATGTATCCGCCCTTGCCATCTGAGACAAACCCTTTAATCTGTTGCTTGACTTGGAAGTTCAGATTATTAATGTCAAGTGCTACCGAAGGTTCGCTTGTTGGCATTGTCGCGTCTTGCACTTGATTGAATCCATAAATTTTGACAGGTGCGGCTGATAGGCCAGTGATGTTAGCAGTTTTACCGCCAAGATCTGCGTGCCCAACCTGATAAATTCCGTCTGTTCCTAATCCGTTAGTTGCATCTGTAATGATCTTCTGGGTGCTGTCAACTAACCCAAAAGAAATCCCATATAAACCTACTGTTGCCATTTGAATGCCTCCTAAATATTCTTTGTTCTACTGAAATAAAATGTGTTAAAAAGTTGCTGTGTGTCGGGGTCTAATGTGCGTTGTCTAACCGCGGCTACCTGCCAATGTTGATGAGTAAAAGCCTTCATCATGGCTATCTCAATGGTTTCGGGGTCAGAATCAAGCAGTTGTGAGTACCAAATCTGTACTTCTACTTCCTGATTTAATGCCCAGAAATCGTTGTCGCCATATGCAGTTGGATCATTTGCAGCATCAGTAATCAAAACGACTGTTTTGTTCAGACTATCGACTAATTCTTGCGGCAAATTGTTGCCTTCAACCGCATTAATGCTGGCAATACTGGCTTGTTTAAGCATTTCTACCGCATCATCTACGGCGCTCATTCATCCCCACCACCATTCGCTTTGGCAATCATTTCCTGATATTTCTCAGCTTCAGCGGCAAATACAGCATCTTTGGCATCATCACGGGCATTATCAACAAAATGGTCAGCACGAATATACTTGGTGCCATCATTCAAGAAGCCTGCAATGAATGCTTTCTTGCCAAATCCGACCGTTGAGCTGCCATTATGATCGCCGTCAATATCTCCTGCAGCACTACTGATGTCCTCGCTCAAATGTCCATACTTACCGCCGTCTCCCTTAGTATTTGGGTGTTTTTCTTTGGTGGTCTCTGCTAGCTTCTTGGCGTAAACATCAGCACCAGCCTTGGTAATCTTCTCTTGGTCAGATACAGAAAGCTGTGCGGCCTTTGATACTTGCTTAAGCCATTGCCCAAGTGCCTTATCCATATCCACGGTTATGCCCCCTTAGTTGTTTTGACTAGGGTCAGATAGTCATAACGAATAGCATCGTTACTGTCGTCCGGGCTAATGTCTGAAATGTCATACACGATGCCATCTATTCTTGCTTGCTGTTGGCTTGCGTTACGTATATCGTGCCTGACAATAATTGTGACTGAATTATCCAAGCGCGTTCCCACAAGCGTGTACTGCTGTGTGAGCGTCCGCTTCTGCTGTTTGAAATGCAGGCTATAAACCGGAACGAAGCTGGTTACATTAATGCCGGCACCAGTCTTGTGTGATTGTGGAGAGCCAAGATCAACCTTGCGGCTGAAATCTGCTACTTTAAATTTAGCCATTAGCCTCACCAGATTTCGCTGCTTGGTCGCGCTGAATCTTCCAACGAATACTATTGATCATGTAAGCATAGCTGGGCGGATAGGCCTTACTTTGGTCAGACAACGTGCCACGACTGTAGTACATGAAGTCTACCAGCACCCTAACCGCCTGATTGAACAGAGGGTAAGTTCGATAAACTTCAACCGCAATCGTGTCATCGATGGCATTCATCACTGCGCTTTCCGCCGTGTTAATCAAGCTGTTGAGAATCTGTGCATCACCATCAGTGTCCAGATTCAGGTAGGATTGCATATCATCAGCGGTAACTCCAACGGTATCAGTCGTTTCATCGGCCATATTCAATCCTCCTTTAGCAGCCGCCCGTCATTATCGGCGAATTGTTTATTTCTTAGGCGACTAACAATCGTATTACTTACCAGTGCCGGAACCAGATGCAGAATCTGTGTTGGTTACAAAATACCCGGCATTGCTATCGGCCTTTTCGACGCCAAATCGGAATGCGGCACCTAGATAACGCCCATAAATCTTGCTTTCCTCCCATGCCAGAGTGACTTCCTGGCGATCTGCAAACAGAACACCGCGCTTTAGATCACCAACGAATGCTTTTTGATCACCTGCAGCAGAGCCAAGAAGAGTATCACCAACAACATAAACAGGAACACCAAGTAACGTGCCCTTAGCAGTGCCATTGGTAATTGAATCAGACGCATCATGAAGCAAGTAACGCCCATTCTTGTCCTTTAAGGTGTCCAGCGTATTGAACAAGGACTGAGTAACCACAAGCGAACGGCTATATGCTGGATCAAGATCAACGTTCAGGATGTGCTTAAGGCTATCTACAAGAGTATCAGTGGTTGTTGCCTTGGCTGTGAATGACTGCAATACAGGCGCAATCATCGCGTTGTAGGTATTGACGGACTTTTCGTTGATAGACTGGCCAACAAGTGCAGTCAAGTCGACTGCTGAATCGGCGATAGCTTCCTCAGACAGTGGAATTGCGCCACGATACGTGCCAACAGACCAGTCCACCTGTTCAAATTCAGGCTCAGCAAGTGTGGGATTTTCGGCCAATTCTGCCACACTAGAAAAGCGATCGGTTGCTCGCTTCAAAATCGGGTATGTGCCCTTAGGAGTAGTAACCGGCGTCTTGGTAACCAAGGTGGACAAATCCACAACTGAATTTACTTCTGCGGTAGGGTCATAGATGATTTCTTCCGGAATCAGCACGCCTGCTTCTGTCGAAGTGACGTGACCGGCTTCAGCATCAACCACCTTGCCATGACTATGGATAAAGTCGTTGATAGCCTTCTTCTTCGCATCAATTGGCTTCTTAGACAGGTCGGCTCCCTCCTGTTGTGCATTATCCACTGGCTTGTCAGGATCAGAATTGGCCTCATTTTCAGCTTCAAGTGCTTTAATTTGGTCGTTGATAGCGTCCCGACGTGCCTTTGCAGCGATAAGGTCGTCCTTGATCTTTTGAAAATCTTCAACAGAAGCGTTTTCGTCTTGTAGCTTTGCATTAAGCTGAGCGTTTAGGTCGGCACACTTGGCACTGACTTCATTAAAGAGCGTTTGTAATTTGTCCATTATTGGACCTCCTTTTTTCCATAAAAAATAGCCAGCTTCTTGTTTAGCAGATCGTTCTGCTTAGGAAGTTGACCATGCAACTTGTCGTTTTCGTCCTTCAAATCCTTGATACGTTGAACCGCTTGATGTGGAATAATCGGGCCTACCGCATTTACAATCGGCGCATCGAAGTCTAGCTTTTCGTCTGCAATACCAAGCTCAATTGCTTGATCGGCAGTAAGCCATGTTTCAGAATCCATTAGCTCAATAAAATCATCAGCAGGCTTACCTGTCTTGGTCGCGTACAATTCAGCAATCGCATTGTCTGTTGTTTGCAGCATGCCAGAAGCCTTATTGATATCGTTTACGTTTCCACTAGCGTCGCTTGATGCTCGGTGAATCATCATCTTCGCACCTGGCGCCATCTGAACCGTATTAGCACCCATAGCAACAATAGTCGCAGCTGAGTATGCGTTAGACACAACCTTCGCTGTCACATTGCCTGAGTATGCGCGCAAGGCATTACAAATTTCCGTTGCTGGATCTACCTCGCCACCATCGGAGGCAATCTCAAGTGTGACATCAGAACCATCGTTGGGTAGCTTATCAACAATATCTGACGGCGATACAACCGTCATTCCGAACCAATCACGATAGATTGGCGCATAGTCGTTGCTCGTAATGTAGCCTTTAACCGGAATAATCACTTGTCATCACCTCCCTTCGTTGAGCTGGTAAGCGGTTTGAAATCAGGCAAGTTATCAGGCAAAAAGCCAGATCGCGTGAGTATAAATTGTGCCTGTTCTGCACCTAGCACCCCAGACTTTGCAAGATTTGATACCTGGTTGATCAGTGTTGAGTCATCAACATCCAACATATCTTTGATATCCAATTCGAGATCAGGCGCGTTCATCTTCAAACGCAGCTCATCCACGATTGGATTTACATATGAGTTTAAGTTCGCCAGATATGTTGCCTTGATCTGGTCAATATTGGAATGTTGGCTTTCAGTTGAAGTGCCACCACCCAAAATATCGCTGGGTACACCAAAGGCCTTGGAGATTTGGTCAGCAGAGTATGCTGAATTATCAGCTAAGGCCTTAAATACGTCAGTCTTCATTTCAAGCTGGGTGTAATCGAACCCATCGGGTAAAACCATCAGGCGACCAGAGTTATCACCAGTATTGGCTTTCTCAAACTCTTCACGGGCGGCTTCTAGGTCTTTACCATCGCTTAAATAGTTGCTGATTGTAAGCTTTCCGGCAGGATTAATCTGATTTTCCATGGCACTCATGTTACTTTTCGAGGCTTTTTCATCAAGATTAAGAGCGTTTTGCAAGCTTTCTAAAGGCGAACGACCAATTAAATACCTATATTGTGGGTCTGGCATGAGCCTAAAATGCAGCATTTGGTCTTGCCTAAGCACCATTTGAGGACGATCATTGCTCTCCAAAACCGTATAAACAATGCCCATATTGCCTGGTAGATAGTTAATTTGGACGTCAGAGTTAGGAATATGCTCCAGATTCTGCCCAACTAACGGGATATAATCATTGCCTGACAAACACAGCTGCATCAATGCGCCTTGCCAAAAAGAAAACCGGCCTATCAAGCTGCTAGGGCTCTCAAGTTGGTTCAATGTTGCGGTATTTTCAGTTTTGAAGTGTGCCGAGGCGACATCGCTCGCAATACGATTGATCACGCTATAGACATTGGTGTTCTGCAGAGCAGATAGTGCTGAAACATAAGACAGCTGCATGCCACCAACCGTAGTCGTGAAAAACGCAGGATTGCTTGGATAAACCATGTTTTTGGCTTTACGTTTGTTGAAATTTTTAGGGGTTAGAAGTCCCATTTAACTTCACCCCCTTTCTTTGTCCAGAATATAGGCAACTAAACACAGCTCAAATCCCGATACTAGATAACCAATAACAACATTGAAGGTGAATGCCGCCACCGCAATCAGTACCAAGCCAGCGATGAAGATCATCACCGTTCCCCAATTGCTAAACAAATTGCTAATAATCTTTGCCATTATTTACCACCTCCAAACATTGCCTTGAAGAAGTCACGTTTTTCTTGTGCGTCTAGGTCATTCAGCGGGTTATATCCCTCATCATGATAGTTTTCAAAATAGAACTTTGCTTGCGCGTGGGCATTAATAAGTGCATCAGTCGTGTCAATATGATCACTCGTACGGTTTTGACGGTCAATCTTGACTGAACCGCCACGGTCTTCTACCAGTACAGCATTGTTTAGCCCATCAATCAGCAACGGATCGTTCAGCATTGAAATGTTGCCATTAATAAACAGGTTCTGAAAGTCCTTGGTAGGCTCATTCAGCTTGAACGAGGTTGGAGGTAAAGGAAACCATTGCCACTGCGGTTGATAATTCTCCAGTTTCTTTTCGAGCCATTCACCGTGGTTTGGATCAGCAATAATGAATTTAACCTTGAGCCGATGTTGATTAACATAATCAACCAACCACTGGTAAACCTGATCGGTGTTGATTACGCCTGATGCAAGATTGGTGATGTCAACGAATCCTTCATCTTGCAATTTAAGATAATCTAATCCGTCCTGTTTCGACTTGGCTTCAATGGTTTTTGCCTGTGCGAAGGGAATAAAGCTGTGCTGCTGAACATGAAACATGTGTTTGTCATGATCAGTGTACGGATAAATGAAGCCGAAAGACGTATTATCATTGGTCTGCGACCCGTCAAATCCGATGAAAACATCACGTCCATTAACATCAAAATGGTCGATAATACTGCGCTGAATGTTGTCTAGGGACAAATAACTGTTCTGAAATCTCCGGCTCCACAGATTTAGTGACTTATTTACGAAGGTTTCAAGTGTTCCCTCACGTTCGTTATCGTTGCGATCTTGATTAAGCGCCTTTTGAAGGTTGTCCCGTTTACTCTTTTGCAACTCAAGCAGATTAGGATTAGATTTTGCCCATGTTTCAGGCTCGAATACCTCATCTTCAGAATCCTGTGAATAAATCACTTGAAACACGTTGTCAGCGTCTCGAACGGCGTCATGCTCAATGGCAGCCCTAGTTACGTCTTCATCATTCTTAAACTTAACCTTGATATCGGGGTAAGCTGTTGAAATCTTGACAAACATTCGGTTCTTAATGCCATTTTGCCCAGATGTAATCTGCTTTAAGGTCTCATTCAGTGCTGGCCTCAAGTTACCAATTTCATCATAAACAGCGATTGCATTGTGGAAACTATCAAAACCGCCGCCTTGTGATGTGCCTTTTCGGATCGTATTCTTAGTATTTTTTGCAATAACTTGCGTGGTTTGAGCTTCCACGCCACGCTCTCTAGCATCATCTGCAAAGTCCGGCAGGGATAAAATTGTCTTTGCCTGCAAAGACACGTCATTAAACAGCTTGGTTGCATGTTCGCTATCGTAGCTGGCCACCAGCAAGTCCTGTGATGTCGCATTCCAGCAGACTACAAAGTAGTAGAAATTGATTAGAATTGATGCTAGCCAAGTTTTGCCTTGCTGACGCGCGATTGAAATATTAGACGTTGTGAATCGAGTGCCGTTGTCTAGGGTGCGCCATCCAATCAAGCTATCAAGAATAAACGATTGCCAGTTGAATGGTTGAATTGTTTTCGACGTGTCGTCTGGATTAGGCAATAGTCGTGAAAAGTATTCAATTGCGTTGACCATGTCTGAGTTGTATTGGTAGGGAAAATCATCATTGCCAATTCTAAGTAAATCGTTTAAATGCCGAATGCATGCCAACTGGACATCTCTGCCAGTCATGTACTTATCCGTAAACATCACATCATAAGCGTATCTTGTCCCTGGATCATGGTACTTATCTAGCAACTTTTGATAGTCCGATTGGTATGGCTTTACGCAGTTACAGATATCATGCACGCCGGTAAAATCAAACGTCTGCACCAAATCCAACCTCCTTTAATGGGCTATCTTGCTTAGGCTTTTCTGGCTCTTCGACAGTTATCTGACGTAATCCAGAATCAAACGTAAGGCCTAAATCATGTCCTAACGACTTCATGTTCTTCACACAAGAGTCCATTTGCACAGCTCCAGGAGAACGCTTCACCGCAACGTTATCGTTGTCATAAATCCAAAGCCCTTGTTTTTCAATCAACTGCTCAGACTTAATGTAAAACGAGTAATAACGGCAATACAATTCAAGGCTTGGCTGGTCAATCTTTTTCAGGTAACCGAGCTTCTTAATTTCGGGAACAAGTGTTTTCCACAACCGGCTTGCTTCATCATCTAGATGAACAGGAGGCGTATTCTGGATATCTTTCATGTCGTCGCCACTGTTGGGCTGATTAGCAGAGGAACCAGCATGTAAAATTGTCAATTTTGGGTGATTTTCGGGCACAAAAAACGCCTCCTTTCTATACTAAAACGGCTATATTTCGGGATTTCAGGATCAAAAAGTCCGAAATTTTTTGAAATTTGGTTTTGTGACAAATGGACACTGGTGTGTGAGGTCCCCCTTAAACAACATAGGGCCCCCCTATTTTTTGTGTGCAAGTATCCATTCGGAGATTTTGCTGCGTGTCCATTTGGTTGAAACATCAATATTTTCAATCTTTGACTGTGACGTGTATATCTTTTCCTCAAGCTGCGTCTTCCAGTAATGGCATCCCTTACAGAGTACCCATAGGTTGTCATGGTCTAAGCATTTGCTTCTGTCAATCCTCAAAGGCACGATGTGATCAGTGACTAGATAGCCAGGCTTGTCATAGGTCTTGCCACAACATGCGCAAGTGAAGTAGGCATGAGCTTTAGCATCACGTGCTGTATGTTCCCATATCTTGGAATGATAGAATGCGGCTGACTCTTTGTCGCGCTTGTACTTGTCGTAGTACGATGCGTGTTGTTTAGATCGTGGTGCCTGCTTGAAATCGTGAGGATTGTATAGGATCGCGTGTTTTGCACAGTATGGGTTTACTTGATCATACGAGATTACATTATTGCATCCAGGCTTGCGGCATACCTTAACGCGCATGACACCCTGGTTGTCTACAACGTCTTACTCGTGGCATTGTGGCCACCGCCTTTCCTAAATTGCTGTACTAAAAAAGCCAGCCGTTAAGCTGACTTAAATTAATGATTCTTAAGATAATTTAATATGATCAAATATCCAATAATAAATACTACGATTATTATTACTATGGCGACTAAAATTGAAAATATCATTTGATATAACCATCTTTTCTGCTTGGCCAACTCGTTGGGTGTTAGATACTTCATTTATCCTTTAGCCAATCCATCACTTCTTTATTTTCATCAAAAAGTCGATGAAGTGTATCTGTATCTTCGGAAACATCGTACATAATAATCCCTCCTTTATTATGAGTTGGCAAGGAATTTCATTACTGATCCCACACTAACCATATCGTTAGGGCAACCTGACGGGCTGGATTCGAACCAGCGCTCTCAGTATAAATTTTGAACACACTTAGTATGCTAAACTGGGAGCGACCATACGTCAGACAAGGATAGTATATCGGTAAGGGAGGTTTATCACCTCCATTTTTAAGTGCTATCCTTATGAGCTAAGAGGCGGAGTCGAACCGCCTTCATGCGCTGAGAAACGTTGTAAAAATCAGTGCCTACCCGGTAGACGTTAGCTCTATCCGCAACCAGAGGAATTGGACCTCTCCAGAGTAATTGAGTATCTCTGGTGCCATCGTTGCGGTGTACGTAATTATCTTTAAGGAGGTCACACATCACTGCCGTTACGGTAACAAAATTGATGAATGGCGTAGCTAAACAGATGAAGGCGTTAAGCAAAGTTTCATTACCACTCAATAATATCACTGTTGATCTGGACGCTTTGACGAAGGAAGTTGATTCTGTCACGGTAGATGGGGAAGAAACGTGTAAGTTGATGAAAGATTTAGATATATATCCAACTCTTCCACAATACCAGTATATGCCCTTTTATCCCCGTGTGGTACCCGCTTGATCCCCGTTCGATTCCTGATTCATCCCCGATTTGAAGTAGACGTGAAAATCAGGAATCAATTGACGATCAACACGGTATACTGCACACTTTGGCTCAATGATATCCGCGAAATCAAGGCAGGCCCGCTCTTCTAGTGTCTTATAGCCATCATCGCTATATCGGCCTAGCTTTGGCGCCAGTTCCTTAACGTACATACGATCTCTAAAACCCGGTAGAAAACGTTCTTGCAAAATGACTCTGGACGAATACCGACAACTTTTAATGGCCTCGTGAACGGCACAAACCGCATGTAAGCAGTCGGCAATGTCGGCCAGCCGATCATCAGTCGAGTTAAAGGCTGAGCTGCCTTTGACTCCAGTGATATCTATTGTTGGTGAGCGCAAGCCATAGTTACCCGCTCTCAAACAGATTCCTTCAAATCGGTCATCGTCCCAAAAAAAATGACGCACTTTATCAATTGTTGCTTGTTTATCAATTTGCGGAAACAGTTCCATGAAGTGCACTCCTCATAATTAGATTGATATTTGTTTTAAGAGCACCCATGCAGGGTGCTCTTTATTTTGTCAGTTTCACCAGCGCCAAATCGGAATCCCGATCAGTCCCCAGCAAATCAAATTAGCAATCACCAACGCAGTGAGTACCACTAAGATCCATTTAATCATTTCCATCATTGTTCTTCCGCCCTCTTTTTACGTGCTGCCGCTTTACGCAGCTCATTTTTCACCGTTTTAAACGACCGCTTTGAAATGCATGCAGCATCCGCTAAAGTTAGTTTTCTTTTGATTTTCCATTCCAAAAGCATGTCCCACAATTCTGGAAACTCGCTTGTGCCCTTGTGAGCGCCCGCAAGCTTCCGTTCCTTTGCTAAAAATATCGTGCGCAAGCCATCAATCACACCCTTTCGTTTAGCCATTTCCAGCTCTTGGAGCCGTTCTCGCTCAAGCTGGTCATCTGACTTACGGAGTTTTTCAATCGCCCTTAATCGGCGGTTGAATTTTTGAGTCTCTCGTTCAAAGTCAGGTTCACCAAATTCGTTAATATATGCCTTATCTTCAATTTGCAAACGGTCATCAAACCGCATGTGAATTGCACAAAGCAGGCCACGTGTCAGTAAGTCCACTTTTCTACCTCCTCCCTAATTTCCACCACCAAGTGCGGCCGTTCTGAATAGAATTTCTCCGCCTGTAAGCTTAGATTTTTCTTCTTTCCAGCTTAACTAAGGATGCACTAAGCTTAAGCGACTCCGGTCCTGCTTTTTGGCTTTCAATGTACTTTTTGATGTACTTAATCAGACCTGATTTGTACTGACCGTTCTCGTTAAAAGCTTGTAGCCCTTCACCGACTACTTGGGGACCAAACTGCCTGGCTAATCCCTCCAGGCTCTCTTTTGTTTTGGTGGATAACATGCCCCATTGTCGTTCAGTTTCGCCCAGCTTCTCAGGTAATGAGCTTAATTTATTATCAATCAGCCAATCATTAGTTAAGTTAGTATTAGTACAGTAAGTATTAGTAGTGGCGGATTTTCCTACGTAGGTTTTCCCTACGTAGGTTTTTCCGTCATAGGTAGGTGCCTGTGACGGCTTTTCCGTCTTAGGTTCATCAAACAAAATGTAATCGTATGACGCTAACTGGCCATTCTTCTTGTGCTTCCTAGTGCGCTTAACGTAGCCAAGACTAATCAGTTCGTTAATTGCGGACCGGATGCTGTCACGACCATCTTTGAAGTCTTTACTAATCGCCAACACGTAAAATTCCCAATCATCCGGCTTGCTCCACATATAAGTGAAGAGCCCCAGCGCTTTTAAGCTCATCCGTTTATCGCTGATGACCCGGTTATCAACTTGGGTAAACCCCCGTGTCCTAACCTTCTTTACTTTCGGCATTGTCGTTCCCCTCCTAGAAAGGTAAGTCTGTTATGTCAGCCGGCTGGTGGGTTTCCATCCTGTCAATCGTTTGGCCATTGATAGCGTCATTAGCTGGTGTCCCGTTGGCGTACATCCCACCGTATGGCGGTAGATTAGGTTGCTCCTGAGGCGCATTGAAATTGACATTAGCTTGGTAATTGCCGGTTTGCTCGCTCTGGTTGGCGTCATTATTCCGATATGACAGTAGGGCAAATGAATCAATCCTGACATCCGTTCGATAAACCTCTTTTCCGTCTCGGTCGGTGTAGTGGCTGGTCTGAATCCGACCATCAACACCAATCAATGATCCCTTGCCGGCATACTTAGCTAAGTTCTCGGCTGGCTGACGCCAAACCTCGCACGAGATAAAATCCGTTTCTCGCTCGCCAGTCTGTTTATTCTTGTACTGCCGACTAACTGCTAAGGTAAACCGGGCAACTGCCGTTCCATTTTGCGTGTATTTCAATTCCAGGTCCTTAGTTAATCGACCTGTTAACACCACTCGATTAATCATTAGTCCACCTCAATATCTGTTACGTGCTGGAATCCGGATAGTTCCTTCGTTAACCGGCAAAACTCACATTTTCCGCAATGTTTCGGCGCTACTTCACCGGTCATGATTTGCCAGTATCGTTCTTGGTTTTCTTTGATCTCATCGATCGCTTCTTGCATTAAAAACTTGGTGTCGCCTTGAAAGTCAAAGGCACCCTTGTCTGGTGGGGTTTGCTTGCTGACCGCAAAAATAAACGGCTGGCAGTTCTTATTGAAAGACTGCTTAATCAGTTCTTTATAGATTGCTGCCTGCATAATGTAGCCCCGATCTTCAATGAAGTTAGTCCACTGGCGGTTCTTGGCGTCCCAGTGCTTCTTATGGATGTCATCAACCGTCTTAAGATCACAGAAGTAACCCTTATCCAGAACTAGACTGTCAATCTTGCCTTTCCATTCGTGATCACCAATCTTACCGGTGACGATTACTTCTTTTTCACCTGGCACATAGACAAAATTAAAAAGTTTGTCGTTTTTAAGCGTCTGAATCATCTGGTCAGCTAGCTTGAATTCGGCTCGCAAGTGGCCGTCAGGGTTCGTCTTCGTTGGCTTGGTCATCATCAATTCTCGGTTAGTCTTCGCGCCGGTTTCTGACCGGTCTAACCAAGCTTGATGTGCCTCTGGGCTCTCAAAATACGAGTGGATGTAGTTTCCAACCAGTAAAGGTGTCGGACTTGATGTTGGTTGCCAATCTTCGCTGATCTTAGCTAAAGCGGCGGCTTCACATTTTGTAAAATCCTTGTATAGACTAAAACTCATGTAGTCCCAGTCGGTTTCGTGAGAGTAGTAGTTTTCTGGTGTGAGTTTAAGCATTTTGCCCCTCCTTCAAGAAATCATCAATTGACATCTGACGTTCGTCAGTTTCACTCGCTGGCTTTGCTTCTGGTTTGCTCTCTGACGTTTTAGCCGGTGCTTTGGGTTCTTCTTTAGTTTTTGACTTCTCGTCCGCTACGGGCTGTTCTGGGGCTTGTACGGGAGCTGATTTTGGCTTAACCTTCTCTTCGGCCTGCTGGGCTTCTTGAAAGTCCGCCAGCAATTGAGCCGTGCTCCCCTGTTCTTCGGCCGCTGTTTGCGTTATGTCCTTTGGCTCTGTCGGTTCTTCGTACTCCGCCTTAGTAACGGCGTTAATTGAGCCGGTCAGCAAGTCGCTATCGTCAGATGTGTTGATAAACATCTTGGCAGCGCGGTTAATGACCGTCCGCTTGGCCATTTCATCGCTAAACTTGTCTTGAACCTTGTTTTGCCGATTTCGACTTTGACTCCAAGAAACATCAATTTGAGCCTTCGTCATCACTGTGTAAGCAGTCCTGCCGTTGGTCAGCTTGATAAAGGCAAACGCACCCTTAATTGGCTTGTCCAAGTTAGCAAAACTAGGCTTGAACTTGGTCACAATGATGTGGCCGGTTTCATCGGCCCCAATCTCGAACTCATCCCCTTGGTGGATCACTTGGGCGTCAATGTCGTCAATGCTATCCAAGCGCTTCAAGGCGGCAATTGTCCCAAAGTAAGACCGTTGCATTTGCAGTTCGTTTCCATAGACGATGAAGTAACACTGGTTTTTGGCCGGTGACAGACCTTGAATGGCCATATCTAGCAATGCGTTGGCAATGCTTGGCTCAGTGCATACGGTTAAGGCTGGACGCCCTTGCCGATCCTTAACCGTCTGTAAGCGTAAGTAGGCAGCCTTCAAGGCATTCTGGGCGTTATAGTGGGCCGGAAGGGCTAACCCCTCGTCCTTTAGCGTATCCAGCCGCTCGGCGACCGCACTTGTAATTTGTTTAGCGTTAGTTGGTTGATACATAATTAAAACCTCCCGGTTACTTCGTGTTTCCAATCCTTAGCGTAAAGAACCAATTGCTCTGCTTGCTTAACGATGGAGTCATGTTCAGCAATGGCCTCGCTCCGTGTCTTTGGTTCATGCAATACTAAGCGATTGGCATCCGTCAGTATGTGTTCGCTTAGCTTTAGCAGTTGGTTGGCCACTTGGCCAACTTTGATTTCATCTGGTGTCATGGTAAAATACTCCTGCAATTTGTTTTTTTATTTGGCCTAGCGGTTGCGCCCGCTAGGCTTTTTCTGTTGCGGAAAGCTGTACTTGAAGCTGGTTAATACAAGCGGCACGATAGCCACCACCGCTAGGATCAAGTGGTTTGTCAGCAGTAGTGCGATTGCCAAAATGAATAGTGCTCCGTATGAAAGTTGTTCAGCCCCGTTCATGATTAATCCTCCTTGTAGTGTTCGTTCCTCAACTTCATCTCCAGCTCGTGCACTCGATCTGTGAGCATAACCCGGTCAACAATCATAGCGACCAGAAACACCGCTAGGATCACGGCTAATGCGGTCATCTCATCACCTCCTCTCACGGCATCTTTGCTATCCAATCAATGTCATCATGGTGTTCGTGCATCCACGCTCTGGCATATGGCAAGTAGATTCGAGTGACGCTACCCTTGCCGTGTGCGCCTTTAACCCACGCTCCCCGTTGGCTGTTTTCAATCTGGACTTCCGGAAAAGTGTCAAATACGTACAAGCGGATCCACGCTGGTGATTTGCCGGCGAAAAGGTCATCGCGAACGTCTTTCAACTTGGCCCAGTCCGGCTCAGGCTGGTTGATGCTCAACAATGGAGCGACCAGGTTTGCCAGTTCTTTTAGGTTGTCAGGGCTGAAATTAATCTCCATTGCATCACCTTCTTTCTGTTAAAATTTAGTCATCTCCTAATGAAAGGAGGTGAAAAAATGCCAAAGCAAATTTGGGTCAGTCCTCGTTCAAACGGTTGGGCTGTTAAGAATTCCGGAAGTACTCGTGCTTCTAAAATCTACAGCACTAAATCAGAAGCTATTAAAGCAGGTCGTCAACAAGCTATTAATAATCATGCTGAGTTGGTTAGTCAGAAGCGAAACGGTCAGATTAACTTAAAGAACTCGTATGGTAATGACCCAATGCCTCCTAAAGATAAGGACTAATCCTTATAGATTGGCATAAACCGCACCCTAAGGCCTTCTACGGTTTCACAGTCGTCATCTGTGATCACCGCTAAGGTCTTGGGGCTTTTTTCATCTGTCTCAACAATGATCCGTGAGTAATCGGACATTGGTTTTTGACACTTGTTAGTTGCCTTTTCAAACTCTTTAACTGTTCTCATTATTTATCCCTCCTTCAAAACACGGATTAGCCGTGCACTTTGCTCTGGACTTAACTTCACTTGGCTAAGCTCCTTGCCGGTCTTAGCGTCAAAATTCTTCACTTTCATAGTTTTCTTCTCCTTTCTGCTACAATTAAGTCATCTCCTAACGAAAGGAGGTGAACTTTATGAAGATCTCCAAAGAACAAATGGAGAAGCTCATCTCTGATGAAACAAATAGAATTTGGAACGTTGAACCAGAGAAGAGTCTTGTAGCATTTGTACAGGAACAGATTGAATCAGTAGGGCAACCGTTAACGCAGGAGCAATTAACTGCCTTAACTAAAGCCCTCACTTACATCACCAAAGCAACAACTAAATCTGCTATGCTTGCTTGGGTAAATGTAATGAATCGGATTCAATCCGACCAGCAGTAATATCAACCGCTGAAATCGCTTTGATTAAGTCATCCATGTCGTCATGGGTGGCTTTTTTGTTTTGCTCCATGTCGTGCCTCCTTAATTAATTACCCAGATGGTTCTGTAGGCCCTGTTCCTGGTTTGCCGAAGAATCAAAGTTTTGTTGATCGTCACAAGCCTTAAAAGCTTGTGGTTTAAAGACGATTGACTCTGCATCAACATAGATAGTCCCTTCATTAAGTTGAAGGCGACTATTTTTTTTATTCTGTTCTGTCATCTTTGTCCTCCTACAGCCCTAAGTCGTCGTCCTGAATCTCCAATGCGTTATCTTGGAACACCTTGAGAGCTTCAGGAAAGTATCGCCAAGCTCCATCGTGATCGCGGTAGCTCATATCGGCATCGCGCTTAACGCCTAGCTTGTTGGCCCACTTGCCAATTGCGATCGGCGACACGCCAATGATGTTGCCGATCTCGGTTGCTGAATACTCTCGGCGTGCACCGACCGGTAGTGCTTGCATGGCGCGAATTGCTTCATTGCGGAAGTCAGTGGCCATACGTGGTCGCTGGTAATCGTCAGCAACTTTGCCAAGCTCCAGATACAGCTTGACATCTTGATTGCGCAGCTCGTGTGCCTTGTTGACGTTCTGCTTGCGCATTTCTGCTAACCACTTGAGCTTGAATTCTAAGTTCTCACGAGTGAGATTCTTGTCGGCGCCGATCATCTTGCCGTTATGCTCAGCTTGGTATTGGTTAAATAAACCGACGTACGTTGCGGTGAAGATCGTCCCCTTCTTGCCGGTCAGCTTATTGGCCACGAACTCACATCCCTGTTTCGTCAGTAGGTAGCATTTTCTGACCTCACCTTTTGCGTCTTCGTAGCTCGATTCAATGAAGAAATCTAACGAATCCAATTTTGGATCGGTTAAGATGTCGTTGATGTACCGGGAAATATCACGCATTAAATGTGCGTGAGTTTTTCCGATCATCTTGGCGACGTCACGTGAATCCATTGCTTCTTGGTTGTTAACCTTCTTGACAATTTCTACTTGGTTTTCCAATTTAAGCATCTCCTTATTTTTCGCTAAAAGCGTTATCTGGGCCAAAAAAAATATAATCCAATGGAATGTGGTAGAAGCCAGCAATCTCCTTCATCTGTCGGAATGAAAGAACGCTCGAATCGTTTTCCCACTTACGAAGGGTCGGTTCGGTAACGCCTAGTCTCTTTGAAACTTCAGACTGGGATAATCCCGCACGTACCCGAAGATCTTTGATGGTGTGCTTTACTTCGGTTGGAATAATGTCTGTCATATTGTCACCTCCTTTGCTGTGATTTTATAATATCATGCTTTTAGCGAAAAGCAAACACTTTTTTCGAAAAAAAGCGAATTTTTTTCGCTTTAAGTGTTATAATAGGCACATCAAAACGAGGTGTAATTATGGAAGATATCGTAAAAATATTTGCTACTAACCTTAACAGACTTATGGACGATCGCGGTGAAAATCTTACTCAGCTATCTAATCGAATTGGAGTTGCCTACTCTACTGTGTCAGATTGGCAGCATGGTAGGAAAATGCCTCGTTCAGGTTCACTTCAAAAGCTGGCTGATCACTTTGGAGTGAATATCACCTATTTGACAAGCAACCACAGCGGATTGTCAGATAATCAACCTGTCGACCTATTAGATGGTGTCCGTATGTACAACGGTAAGCCAATCAGTGATCAGGAAAAAGACATGATTAAGGCCCTCCTGGACGCATATCGAAAGGGGGATGACTAAAATGGACGAGCTAATCACTTATCTGGTTAATTGGGGATTTGATCACGGATTTGGGGTAACCTTTACTGATCAGCTTCCAGCATCCCTTGCGGGTTTTTCATCGCAAAAAGACAAAGCCGTATGGATTAATACTAGCTGGAGAAAAAAACCTGAGTATGGATTCGTAGTTGCTCACGAGATGGGACATTTGATAGATGGCGATGAAGGGATTAATCACTACTCATCACCCTCGCTCTCAATTAAGAATGAGTACGCTGCTAATGTTTACGGAGTTAAGTTGATCAAAAACTATGCTATCCGACTGGATATTGAAATTAACAATCGAACGGCTTTTTGCCAAATATTCGGAATCCCGTTAGTTCTTGCGGATTTAATATAGCAATATACGTCCAACCATGATTAACAATAAATATAAAAATATAATTTATATCGGCTACGATATCACAATGGCAGTACTATCGATCGCTTCGATTTTTATGATCGTATTGGATTATGCTAAGAGTATTGATATTACCGCCTATCCATACAACGTGTTTGACAACTTAATACTGGCTATCTTTACAATTGATTATTTTGGTAGATTAATTGCATCAAAAAATAAACGAAAATTTATTACTGGCAACATTTGGGATCTACTTTCCATTATCCCTGTTAACCAGGCCTTCTATTTTTTCCGGGCCGCCAGGATTTTTCGTATCTTTATACTTTTAAAGCTGCTAAGACTGGTTCGGTTAGTTGGTCTTATCGGTAAGCTACGCAAGTTTATTAATACCAATGGTTTAATTTATTACATCTACGTAAGCATTGCAGTATTAATCATTGGCGCTTCTATGTATAGCATTTCAGAAAAGGTCGATTTTGCTACCGCTCTGTGGTGGTCAATTACTACTGCTACAACCGTTGGCTATGGTGATATTTCACCAACCACCTCTATGGGTAAGTTAGCTGCAGTTATGGTAATGATCATTGGAATTGGCTTTATAGGTATGCTAACCAGTTCGATTAGTAGTTTCTTTATTTCCAACGATGAAGTTAATTTAAAGGAAGAATTAACTAAACTGCATAATGAGAATGTCCAGTTGAACGATAAATTAGATAGACTAGAGCAGATCATCAAGAAGAAAAACTAGGATTACAATTCCTAAAATATTAGCTACCCAGTACCTTAATGCTGGATTGTTAACGTCCAAACATGATCGACGTTAAAAGCTGAAGAGGAGGATAAAATGTCACGAGGTATACTGCGCAAACCATCAATTAAAAAATCTTTAGCCGCAAAGTATAAGGGCGCATACACTAGAAAATTAAAGAAGAGTCTTATTCCTGGGTATGGGACAAAGACCGCAGGATGGCTTCATCCTAAGCGAAAACTATACAATAAAATTTATTACCGCACCTCTATAGATACTAGAAAAGTTATTGCTGATGCTTTGACTAAAAAGAACGAGCGCAGCACATATTCTACATCTTCAAATGTTTCCCAAGGGAAAACGTCATCCGGTTTTTTAGATCTTTGCCTGATTATTCTCACTGCAATTTTGCTTACAAATAGGCATACTATTTTAGCTATTATCCTTATTTGTTTAATTGGCTGGCATGTAATTAATGGAGAAAAGCAGGAGAGTGAACAAAAATGATTTTCTTAGGTTGGGTATTTATTCTTTGGGCGGCATATCTTGCATTTAAGCATCGTCACAATCTCAAGAACGCAAAGAAAATTGTTATTGGGATTGTTGCTTTGCTTTTCTTAGGCATAATGACGATTTCTACAGGTAAGTCTGATGACAGATCAGCAGGAAAAGAACAAACTTCTTCTAAAGTCGTTAAACATCATCACGCTAAAAAGCATAATCAGGCAAGTTCTTCAAGCGAATCAAGCACATCATCAAGTAGTGAATCCGAAAGCACTGAAAATTCTAGCGCTAACTCAGCAAATTCATCTAGTGACAGCGATTCTGCTGATTCAACTGCTACTTCAGCAGAAGACAACTCAAGCACTGCTGATCCATCAAGCAAGGGTGATATGACAACCGACCAGCAAGGGACGATTGTCGGGAATTCAAAAACAAAGGTTTATCACACGCCTGACCAAACTGGTTATCGTATGAACTCGGCTAACGCCGTTTACTTTAACACAGAGCAAGAGGCACAAGCCGCCGGTTATCGGAAGGCTTTGCGGTAAAGCATAAAAAAACCACCGACAGCGGTAACTGTCAGTGGACTATGGGTTGAATAATATATGCAGAACATTCAACTCCTCCAGTATATCATAAGGATATACGAACAAATAAAAAAGCCCTCTCCGAAGAAAGGACGTGAAGTGAATTGAATTCTTATATCGGTGCGTGGGTCACCGCCGGGGTTGCCGTTGGTGGAATACTTTTTGAAGTTATCCGTTCAATTGTTACTTCTGTAGTGAATTGGAAAATTAACAAAAACAATAACGAAACAAAAATCAAAATATTGAAGCTTCAAAATAAACAAAAATCCATGCAAATCCTTGACACTGAGCGTCACTACATTAGACAGGCTTTCGGCAATTATTGTGGATATACTGCTGCACTGCTTAATTCTAATGGCAAACTGTACATTGACGAGCAAGCAAAAGCTTTTGGAAACATTATTCTGTACCTGCAACGTACACAGGGCGTTGTATCTTCTGTACAGTCAGAGATCAATAAAGGCCATTATGACAACGCATTATTAAATTTCAATTATGTACTAAGCAATCTTGGAGAAGAAGAAAGGTCGTTGCTGTCGCAGTTAGAACAGCACTCACCCAAGGATTGTAAAGACGATTCTGAGGATTAACCAACTGCACAACGTATGAACACGACGCGGCAATCGCCCAAAGGATCCAAAGAATAGTAATTTTTAGCTAGATTGGCATTATTAAGCACCTCGAACGTTTGTTTTCTTAATTATAACAAATAACCAAGTTTTAAACAAAATAAGCCCTCTCCGGAGAAAGGACTGACGTAAATTGGAAGATATGGAAAATAAAACTATATTTGTTGATAGAACGGATGATCCCCAAGTAAATAAATTTCTCAAAGCGTTACACCAAGCATATAACGAAAGAGTCACAAATTATTATGAGGCAAAAGGGAAAGAATTGTCACGATTTATTTGGTCAGAAAAGAAGAAAGTTTTTATTTATATTTTAGATGTTTTCTCTGACATTAATTCTTCATCCAAAACTTCTATTTTGTTTGCTGTTCCCTCTAAAGAAGATAACAAAATTTTTTATGCTAATTTGGTAAATGAAACCAATAATTTCACTTTTGGAAATATATCTGATTCAGAACCAAAAGCTAGAATATCATGGTTAATTTCTCAAAAGATCTTAAAAAAAGAATTTACTGCAAATATTTATAATCCATCGATTTTCTACACATTCTTTGATTTTACGGAAGAATATTCACTAGAATACATTAAAAATCCTTGGATAAAAAAATGGGTGGATACTGAATATAGATCTTCATTAAATGACTTAAAGAAAAGTAACTACATAGAACCATTTCCAACCTTAGGAAAAAAACTATTCGTAGATCGTTATCATTTTGACGAAATGCTAAAGACATTAGATGATAACCAGTTCAATGACGAATTTAATGAATGTATTTTTGCTTATGAGCATGCAAAATGGTTTCTTTGCGCTGCTGGATTAGGAAGTTGCTTGGAGCATTTAATGGAAAAAGTGATTATTAACTATAATAAAAATGGATATCCATTACTAAAAAGACTTGGCAAAGATCCAACATCAAGAGATTACCTAAATATTTTTAGAAAAGAACCTATTAATCTTGAACCACGTCAAGAAACATATATCAAAATGTTATTTATGGCTAGAAATTCAGTAGATCATCACAATAAAGGATATACTTCAAAAAACATTTGTGATTCGCTACTTGACGGAATTAGAAATATTTTTAATGATTATTACTCCCAAAGTATTCTTTCTAAAAATAACTCCAAAGGCGATTAATAGTATTAGCTAAATCCGCATCAGCTGGATAGTCAGAATTACAGTATTTTCCATTGTCATCTAAGGATAAGTAATCTAAGTCTCTCTCATCCCACAA